TTGCCATAGGTGTTGCTGCTTTAGATGCAAACACGACAGCTTCAAATAACACTGGTGTTGGTAAGCACGCACTAGGAGCAAACACAACTGGAGTTAATAACGTAGCTGTTGGTAGAGAAGCATTGAAGGCCAACACTACGGCAGCATATAACGTAGCTATCGGAGATCAAGCTTTATTTTCAAATACAACTGGAACTCAAAATAATGCGATAGGTGGTTTGGCATTATTTTTCAACACTACTGGAAATAATAATATTGGGATAGGTATAGAAGCTGTAAAACTTAATACAACTGGATCAAATAATATAGGCATAGGAGCAGGCGCATTAGATGCTAATACGACAGCAGATAATAACACAGCAGTAGGAAGTTTCGCTTTAACAGCAAACACAACTGGAACACAGAACGTAGCTGTAGGTGTTAATGCTTTAGCTGCAAATACTACGGCAAATGATAATTCAGCTTTTGGATATTTTTCATTAAGTGCTAATACTACAGGTGCAAGCAACACCGCTTATGGAAAAGGTACTTTAGCACTTAATACAACAGCAAGCAATAATACTGCTGTAGGACAAAATGCTTTAGAACAAAACACAACTGGACAGAGTAATGTTGCAGTAGGTGCTCTTGCTTTAGATGCTTGTACGACAGGTAACGACAACATTGCAATCGGTCATAATACCTTAACTACTTCTACTTCAGCATCTAATAACACTGCTGTTGGAGGTGCTGCTATGCGTTATAACACAGCTAGTAATAACACAGCTTTTGGTAGATCAGCTTTAGGAGCAAACACAACTGGAGCTTCCTGTACTGCTGTTGGTGCAAATACGCTACAAAACAATACGACAGGAGGTACTAATGTTGCAATTGGTAATGCTGCTTTATTTTCAAATACTACAGCTTCTAACAATATAGCACTAGGTGCAGAAGCTTTAAATGCAAACACAACTGGAGCAGCGAATACTGCTGTAGGTTATCAAGCTTTAGATGCAAATACAACGGCAAATAATAATAATGCTTTTGGTTCTCTATCTTTAACTTCAAACACAACTGGAACAGGTAATGTAGCCATGGGTAATGGTGCTTTATTAGCAAATACTACAGCATCTAATAACACTGCCATAGGTTTATCTGCTTTAAACTCAAACACAACTGGATCATCAAACACTGCTTTAGGAGCTTTTGCTTTAAGAGATGCTACAACAGCAAGTGACAATACGGCTATTGGAAAACAAGCATTGATTTCTAATACTACTGGAATAAATAATACTTCTGTCGGTACTAATTCTTTACAGTCAAACACTACTGGATTCCGCTCTACAGCCATAGGAGTCAACGCACTTGATTCTAATACAACTGGTGCTGATAACACAGCAATTGGTCAGCAGGCAGGTGCAGACAATACTTCGGGTGGTGGAAATGTTTTTATTGGGGCTAGGGCTGGATTAGCAGCTTCACCTAGTGGTTCAGTCACAACAGGAAATGATAACTTTGTTTTAGGTGATGATAATATTACACAATTATTTTGTGCTGATACTTCAATCTCAAGTTCAGATTCAAGAGATAAAACAGATATAACTGACTTTAGCATTGGATTAAAATGGATTGAAGCATTAAGACCAGTTACATATAAATGGGATAAAAGAAGTTGGTACGGAACAGAAGCAGAACCTTATGGAACACCTGATGGATCTAAGAAAAAATCAAAAATAAATATTGGATTTTTAGCACAAGAAGCATTAGAAGTAGAAAAGGCTCATGGATATGGAGATTCCTCCGATAATATGTTAATTTGTAATCTTACAGAGGATGGTATGAGGTATGGAATGAAATACGAAAGGCTTGTACCAATTCTTGTAAACGCAATAAAAGAATTATCAGCAAAAGTCACAGCCCTCGAAGCAGGGTAAACTGTAAACAATTACTTTTTAAATTATGGAAGAAAGAACCGCAGATGAAATCGCAGCAATTTTTTCTGCTGCTGGTGATAGTGTAACTGTCATCAACACTGCCAAAACATCAGATGAAACTGATGATGATTACAAAGACAAGATCAAGCGTAATGTAGAACATCTTGAAATTATCAAGGGCTATAAAAAGCTTGATGGAACGACTTCTATCTGGACATCTGAATCATTCACAGATATAGATAAAGCTATTACTGACGGTAAAAAGCTTTATTAATCTATGAATTTACAGGAAAAACTTACACAATTAGCTGTCGAAAGAGAACAGCTAGTTGTTGCTTTGCATGAACTCACTGGTGCAATGAAGATAATTCAACAGCAAATAGATGAGCAAAATAAAGAGGACGAACCACAAACAGAAACACCCAAAAGTTGAATTTAATTTAAAAACGATTATTATTGAGCTTTATTCTTTTTAATAATGCTTAAAAAAGTACTAACAATAGCTGCTGCATCAGCACTATCAACACCTGCGTTTGCTGGTTTCTATGTAAACGTAGAGAACAATGGTTCTTATACAGGCAAAGACTACACTGGTTCTGGTACTGACTTACATCTTGGTTATGAAAATGGTAATGCCTTTGGTAGCTACTACTTACAAGGTGGTGCGTATCTTAACAACCCAGATGGTGCAGATTCAGACACAAACTTCTCTGGTAAAGTTGGTGGTTCTGTAACAGCTTCAGATAAAGTTGATGTTTACGGAGAATTTTCTATCGTTACAGATACAACTAATTCTTACGGAACGAAGCTTGGCCTGAAGTATAAGTTTTAGTCATCATAGATAACGTGATATAAAGGGGAGCTAATGCACAAATAGAGCAGAAAGTTATAATAGTGACAGGTACTAATGCTTTAGCAAAGGCTTCTCTCATGTTAAATAAAATTTCTTCTATATTATCCATCGTATCTTTTGTAATCAGCATTTCAACTTTAGGTGGAGCGTATGCTGGATATCGTTACATAA